TTGCTCATATGAATCTGGGCCGTGTATCATTGAATGATTTATTCTCATCCACTCGGTAGCTTGTCTCAGATTTTTTCCAGCTATTTTTTTTATTAATTGGATTACTTTTTCTTGGGAACTATTATCTTTTTCCCACCCATTCGTATCATTAATATAAATGATCAATCGTTTAATGTCACTACAATGAATAGGGCGTTTTGATATTTCTGTCGCTTGCAAGCCTCTAGTGAATATATTGGTTATTCCTTGGGTATATCCGTAGCGACCTAAATCTTCCAAATCCTTAAAGGTTAGAACGAGAGAATTCACGAATTCAGTTATATTCATTGCGTCCTTGCACGTTTCATTCAAAAAGATTTGCATATTAAATTTATTATGAGTGGTATTATTATTAATATTGGTGTTGTTTCCAGAATTTTTTGCTAGCTCCATCATTTGTTTGCTTTGTTCCATCATATATTTATTTTGTTCAATCATAAGGTCTTTGAAATCCTGATTTTGTTTTAATAATTCTACTATTAGTGAATTATTATTAGCATATGTTATATGTGATTGTTTCATTATTTCCATTAGTATGTTATTGTTTATTATTTCGTCTTCATCTTCTCCTTTGTATTCACATTCTCCGTCGTCTTCACATTCTCCTTCGTCTTCTCCTTTGTTTTCAATCTTTTTTTCCTCATTTTTTTTTTCATAATTATTACATTTCTTTTTATGCTTACTTAATCCCTGACTATACATATATTTTTTTCCACATTCACATAAAAATATTTTGCAATTTTGTGTATCCTTATGTATCCATAGATGTTTAGATGTCAATAAATGTTTATCATAACTACTTTTTCTGCTAGTATTATAATCACATTTTTTACATTCAAAATATCCCGCAACTTTACCGCAACTTTTTGTATCCATTGTATCCATATATATTGGATACATAAAAAATTCCTAAACCTTTTTATAAAAAATATATTTTTATAAAAAAAAGTTATGCAGTCAATTTATTTCGTGAATTTCATTTTTGTCTACACAAGCCAAAAAAACACCCATTTTCGGGGAGTTAATTCGTATAAGCCTTTTTTGGACATTTATTTTTGTCCAAAAAGGAAAAACCAAACGACTTTTGGAAAATGCTACTTTTGTTGTTTTATATATATTATTGATTTTCCTACTTAAAGAAAATGAATAATCTATTTCAACGCAGGGTATTTATCAAACTTGGAGCGACCCGTAAGCCGAAGACGCCGGGGGGAGCGAGGGAACTCCGGAGACGACTGTCGAATGAGTTTCTTTATCGATATTATTACATTTCTTTTTATGACGCCATAATCCAGACCTATCATTATATATCTTACCACAATCGTCACAATTATACTGTGTTATATTGGATGTAAGTTCGGTTGCCAAAATGTTGCCATTTATATGTTTACTAGTAATAATATGTCTATTCCAATCACCCAATTTAGAGCATTCAAAGTCACAAGTATCACACCGATGTTTTTTGATGTTTTTGATGGTTGATTTTGTTGCCATATTTGTCTATATTATAGCAACAGAAAAAACTCCTAAACCTTTATTAAAAAAAAATATATATTTTCAAAAAAAAAGTTATGCAGTCAATTTATTTCGTGAATTTCATTTTTGTCTACACAAGCCAAAAAAACACCCTTTTTCGGGGAGTTAATTCGTATAAGCCATTTTTGGACATTTATTTTTGTCCAAAAAGGAAAAACCGAATGACTTTTGGAAAATACCACTTTTTTTTTATATATATATTATCGATTATCCTACTTAAAGAAACTACACACGCATAGTATGTTTATTTATGTAATCATTATCAATAACATAAATTTTATAAATATCGGGGAATGGTCGAAAATATACTGTTGTAAAATAATCTTTATTTGAATCGATAAATTCAATTAAAGTTGTAGAATCGTCATGTGGTATAGATAATATTTTATCAGTGTTACTATTGTATAGGAAGATATCTCGAATACCCGATAAAGAGTCATTTTTATTTTTATTTTTATTTTTATTTTTGCTAGTGTAATGCTCGTGACTATGCGCTTTCAGTTCTACCATTTCTACCGATTGACTATTTAATGGGTAAAGCGCGAGTGTGATATTGTTATGTAGATCTGCAAGGGTTTGATGTTTATATATATTTGTATAAATATGTGATTTATTATTTCGATTTATTTCAAACACATATTTATTTTGTGGTTGTATTGGTAATAAATGTTTATACTCGTGAAATATATTTGAAATGGATATCATTTTTGAATATGTGTTTTAAGATTTATTTACAAAGCTTTCTATAAAATATAAATCAATTTTTTTATATTTTATATTTTATATTTTTTCGGAGAAAAACGTTCACAATTCATCATTCAAATAAGCTTGGAATAATTCAAACGCTTCTTGCGGTTTATAAGTTGGAACCTCGTGTCCAGCAAAATGTACCGTTGCGAAAATCAATCTAGATTTGGTTGAATGTGGTGTATTGAAATGTGTAATATACCCAGCCACTTGTTGATTCACTTCCCACACTTTCCACATTGATTTTACCGGATAGCCCAAATCCCAAATCCATTTCTGGGTTCCGACTGTTCCACACACACTGTCATCATCTCCAGAATAAACTAACACTCTTAGATTAGGACTACTTTTTGAATCTAAAATAGTGTTATAAAATTGTTGCATCGGTTTCATTTTGTCGGCGTATTCATATTTCACCGTTCTGGAACATTCTTCCCACACAATATTTGTTTTCACGTGAAGATTGGCCTTTACATCTTCTTGGTTCAAATAATCAGCTGAATAGTTGTCCTCACACGGTTGATACTCATCTTTTAATGGAATTGCATTATGTAACTTTTTGTCAATAACAAATACACTATTTTTATTATACATTTCCATAATATGTTCATTCATCCACACTTGTTGGGCTGATACACATACTGGATAATCCAACGCATACGGATTTAGATTTCCAATTTTTTTCATAAATTCAAATACAGTATTCGTGCATGTAGATACATTAAATAGATTTACAACATCTAGACAACCCGCATTCACATATTTATCCCAAGAAGGTTTAGGTAGTAATTGTTTTCCCCAATATGTTTCCATTTCAGCGCCAACACCCGAATAATAATCGGTATATGGATTTCCAACAGCAAAACCTTTGAAATTTAATGGTTCCACAGAAGATTTCATATTATATTGAATAATTTCATTTGCTAGAGTTGGCATATAATGTCCACCATAACTTTCCGATGTAATAAAAAGAGGTGATTTTACAAACTGTGGGAATTTGATGAGAAATGCCAAAATAGTTTGAAGATTATCTTTTGCGGCTTGATCATCACCGATTTTATAATCATCCGAATTATCTGAATATGAAAAACCAACACCCACTGGCTGCTCCAAAAAAACCATATTGGCGATTTTGTTCCATCTCCAATCATTCATTTGAAGATTACCATTTACATCAGGTCGGAATGGTCCTTGTTCAGTTAAAAAACCGATTAAACCGGAACATCCTGGACCACCGTTGGTCCAAAACACAAGAGGATCCGTGCTCGGATTTGACTCAGACTCTACGAACCAATAATGAATATTTTTTTGTGTGTTTTCCAATTTCAAATACCCGCTAAATTGATTAAACTGAATATCGTGATTCAAACCACTTAGTTCAGTCACTTGATCCAACAACGCGTCTGATGTATAACTATTCGTATTCATATTCGCATTCAACGCGGAACTTAGACCAAATAATAACGCAGAAATCAATACAAAAGACAGCATTTTTATAATATAGTATATTATAAAATATTTTTTATATTGATTTTTTATATTATTTCAAACAGCACGTAATTTATCAAAAAAAACCTTTTCGTTATTTTTCCAATAGTCGTTTGTATCACCATCTAAATTTCGCAGTAATTCCACACATTTTGATGAAAAATAGATAGAACTTTCTCTGGGTAATAGTGATGGCAAATTATTAATTGCAATTATATCAACGTATTTATTATATGAATACACTGGATTTTGCCAAGTAGTATTTTTATCGTATAATTGAATAGGATTATTAACTTGTGAATAATCGCAACTGATATCAGATATAATAATTGGCTTAGTAAAACACGTATTTTTATCGAACCAAATTTCAGTAGATGTATTATGTAAACAGATACAATTATATAAAATATCGCTATTTTTCAAATTAGATTTGTCACTTGTTTTGTTAAAAACTTCATATTTTATTTTTAATTTATCTAATATGTGTTTTACTCCTGATCCAGTATTACCATTTGCGCCAACAATCGCTATGTTTAGTTGCGATATAATATCAATATTTTGAATGAAATACTGCATTACTTCATCAATGGTATCCCAATGACTAATATTTTGGAGAGACTGAACTCCAGAGACGTTACTCAAAGGAGTTGAAATATTATCCCCACTAGTATGTTTTTTCAAATACTGTAATAATCCTAATATACATCCTACAATTCCAGCATAAAATCCAAATGATATTACTCGTTTATTTACATTATCGACAAAATATTCAAAGTCATATATAATACTAGAACTCTTCATAAACGCGGATAATATTTCTTGACAATTCGTTTGATTTTTATAACTATGAGAGAAATATAAATGTCTATGGTGTGATAATTTATGTAAATCCTCAATGTCTTTCAATCCAATTATTAACGCATTATTAAATATAGAATCATACCAATATTTTTCTGTAATAATAGCCCCATTTTCTTTGTATTCATTATCCAAAAAAAATCTATGTTTCGAAGTTTGAACATATACAACAAATCCCATATGAATTAAATTATTTATATCACACGGAACAATAGGAGTTCGATATTCAAACTCATTATATTCGCGTCGGATATATATTATTTTATCAATTTTACCGTAATTGTTGTAATCGTTCATAACTTATACTACCTTTACATAATATTTTTTACATATAAAATAACGCATCATATTATCATCACAATTATTTTGTTTGTAAAAAATATTATATATGTAATATAATAAAATGAGTTTGGTTCATACCGAAGGCGCCGGTGAGCGACTGGAATCCGTAGACGACAGTAGAATGAGTTGTAAAGAAAATGATAATACCGATGAAAAATATTCAAAATATAAAAATCAATACACAAAAAATACACTTTATTGGGGGTTGGGTATTGAAAATGAAATATACTTAGAATTTGAACATAAATATAATATTAATAAAACAGAATTACTTGATAAAAATAAACGCAAACGTGAAAGATACAGCGTGGATTATTATACAAATTATAACACGTTAGAATTAAATAACGCATTACAATTTTATGTGGATAATACAACGGATTTGGAGCGAGCCGAAGCCTTAAGCGCAGCAAAAGGCGCCAGTGAGCGACTGAACTCTGTAGACGGTATTCGAATGAGTTCCAAATTACAACTACCCATTTTATTGAATTCTAATAGTTTTACAAGAACAGATGCGTCTAATAATTCAAAAACACTATATACAAAATTATGTGAACCAAATCCGAAATTTATTGGACATACATTAATAGAAACATTACAGAACCATAATACCTATTTTATAGATAATATTAATAATAAATGGTTGTTCGATGGTGATACTATTGAATTTAATACTCTTAATTTTTTCAATATTACTTTACAAGATATAGTAACCGAATTAAATGTAAATAAATGTGAATTTATTACACATATAAACGATTCATTCACAAAATTAAATATTTTTAATAGTTATGGAAATGTTAAAATAATGGAAAAAAATCATCCGTTTTGTACTTATATGACAAATTTTAAAAATATAAATATGTTTAACAATGGCACATTACATTACAATTTAACATTGCCTACCCAACTAGATAAAAGCGGTAAAATTAAAAATATGGATAAATTCATAAAAGAACATTCTAAGGCTATAAAAATAATTCAATGGATGGAGCCATTTTTAATTGCAATATATAATTCACCTGATCCATTTTCAATGATGATAAACTATCCAAATAATAGTAAATTTTCAAAAGCTTCACAAAGATGTGCTATTTCTAGATATATCGGTGTAGGAACATACGATTCATCCACAATGCAAACTGGTAAAATTTTATTGAAACCAATAAATGAAGTTATTTGTAATAATTTGGATTATTGGTGGTTTCACGAATATTATAATAATAATAACGCGTATACAAAATTAAATGATATTGGTGTTGATATAAATTTTAATAAACATTATAATCACGGTATTGAATTACGTTTTATAGATAATATAACAGATAATGAAAAATTATTCGAGCTATTTGAGTTTATTATTTATTTGATGGATTACATACTTGAGTCAGACCTAATAAATACATTTGAAAACCCGATAATGAATAAAATATGGAATAATTTTATGTTGAAAATAATAGTATCTGGAAATGAATGTGAACTAAATAATTCTGAAAAAGAAATGTACGAAAATATATTTAAAATGAAAATAACTAAGACGAGTTTGAATGATATTTATTATGAAATTTTCAACAAATTAGTGTTACAATATAATAGATTATCTAAGGGATCACCAGAAAATATATATACTTTAGTTCCTAATGGAAAATTTTCAAGTTTATGTTTAAAACCATATGATAAAAAAATAGAACAATCAAATACAACCCCAGTACCAGTACCAGAGCCAGAGCCAATGCCAGTGCCAAAACAGAAAAAATCATATTTCGCATTATTTTGTAATTTTATTACATCAAAATGTAAATTTTTTATGTAATTTGGTTATTAGTATTCATAAAAATTTCTAATATATAATATAGGAATCATCAATGAACTTACAAAATGACTCAGATGATGAAAAAGATATAGAGAGAAAAAAGAAGAATGTAGAGGAAAAGGAGGAAGACATGGATAGTGAAGAAGAAAATGAAAAAGACGAACAAGACGAACAAGAAGAAAAAGAAGAAGAAGACGAAGAAGAAAAGAAAAAAAACACGCTTTCACTTCAATTAGGAGATGTTATTCAAATTGAAGCACCTCAAAATGAAATGCTCAACAATATCCAATTCATCATTGACTACATTGATTCAACAAAACTAAAGTTAATTGGAACAAAAGAATTAAATTCTATTAAATTAAGAATCAATGAAGATGAAACATTAGGAGATGGTTCAATCACAGCTATATCATTAATATATCGAAACGATAAGTTGGGTTATGCAAGGCAAAATGGACTAACTTCCGGTGTGTGGGTAAATATATATTTTGGAGGCGATACCCCCACTATTATTACAGGAGAGATTACAAATGTAGAAGAGGATATGATTGAAATTAAAACATTTCCTGATAGCGATATAATATATATTAATTTTGGATATAAGGGAATACCAGAAGATTTACCAATTGATACAATAGAGATACGAGAGAAACCTGAAAAGATTTCTGAACAGGATCAAATCAAAGAAATGGAAAAGGAAAAGGAAAAGGAAAAGGAAACTGCAGAAAGTAAGGAAAGTCCAGAAGAAATGACCTCATTAGAAGAACAAGACGAAGAAGATGAAGATATTGTTATAAATATTCCTCTAGCTACCGTAAAAGATACGATTCGCGAATTTATTATCAGAGCGGACGAAATTCATTTCGGCGAAGAATTGGAAACGATTACTCAGCTTATAGATGTTGAATCGGGAAGACAACGTTATAATATTGACGCACAAACCGGCGATTTACTCGATGAAATGTTATCACAAATTCCAAATGTACAAAGAACATCTACCGTATTAAATAATATTCATATTATGATTGAGAGATTTAAACAATTACGCTCCGATTTTTCAGAATTAGATGAACACAACAATGTATTAGGAATAATGCGAAGTAATGCGCTTTGGAAACCACTCGCGCACGATATTCAGCAATTTAAATCATTATTATATTGGATAGTTCCGGTAGCTAAAAATATTAGAAAGGTCTATGATATTAGTGCGAAGGAAGACGCGGAATATCCCGATATTATTACATTAACAATCGAAGATGACATATCCGAAATAGTAGATAAATTGGATAGATATAAATCAAATGATACACAAGGGGAACAAAATAAATACATACATTTAATTTCAGAATTGAATCCTTATTTTACTCCATTTGATGAAGTAAATCCGGAAACAGTGAACGATATAATTATTGAAAAACCAGTATTAAATGATTTAAATATTATCATCGATAATTTGGGCGAATTTTATTCATCTATTGCTGAAAATGATGTCATTAAAACAAAACGGTTTGTTATTCAAAAATACAATTTAGGTGTAAGTAGATTACAAACGACACAATTGACCGGCAGTAAAATGATAGCGCATCGTGTAAATATAACACAACCAGATATATTATCATTAAAATCTATCGTCACCCTACCTGAACCAGTCATTCGTTTTTCAAAAATTAATTTACCTGGGACGAATATTTTAGACAGAGTAAATTTAAATAACACATTTATTAACTATTGGCAGATCTTGAAAAAAACAACAAATATGAATAATATATTGGTCGATGATTTAGATAAAGAGTTGGATTTTAATGAGAATAAGTTCGTAGATAATATTAAAAATTATGTATTAACTCGCACAGATGAAATGAATGGACTATCATCTGATGAGATTTATAAAAAATTTTTGAATGTTATTATACCCAAAACCAGAACATTATTTGAATTAGTAAAAAAATACATTACCGGAAAGTTATCGTTAGTCAGTGTAGTTAGCTATTTAGAACCGTTTTTAATATACATAAATGATTTAACATACATGCAATATAATGAAATCAATAAATTTATTCAGTTAAAAATCGCGGATTATAATAAGAATTTTGTTGAGAAAAGCAGAGTTTTTTCGTTATTTAAAACCATCAAATCCCGACCTAAAAATGCCAATGTAATTACAACTGTAATACCCGACCGAGAACTAAATAATATGGTTTTTGATAAATATAAGTATGAGCCAACTCATTCGGCACTCGCCCTCGATGCGATGTCAACCAACGACGCCTTCAACTCAAAACGATCTAATTCACAATTAGTTCTTACAAATTCAGAATTGTTAAAAAAAATACGTTCTATTGATTTTGGAAATGTCTTTGATACCGCTATTTCGATAGAAAATATGATTCTGATGATACCTGAAAATATTGGCTTGATAATAGATGAGCAAAATAAAAATAGGAAGGATAAAAACGAAGATAAAGATAAAGAGAGTGAAAAGAAATGTCAAAATGTTGTCATTGTGAAACAATATAATTCAATCGAAGATATTGCGTCAGATAATGATAAAATGATTTACGTTGATAAAAAATACGATGATACTCCTTACGATATTATAGAATCTTTCCAAAAAGAACAAATAAAAATGAACCCTTCTGATTTTTCCGTTTTTTTAACAAATATGTTACAAACGAAATATAAATATAGTGAGGAAGACGCACCACTATTAACAGATGCGCTTATTAATGGTATTAAAAAAGTGGTAAATGGTAACTACGCAATCATATATGTCGCAAATGATGATAAAATCCATTATTATAAACGAGTTCGCAACCAATGGGAATTAGATAATACCATAGACGAAAAAAATGTGGCAAATAATCAAAGTATGTTATGTAATTTTCAAAATGAGTGTATTGAAGTTGATAAAAAATATAAATCGGTGTGTGAATCATATGATTTGAATAAAAGTAATGTCACTCAAAACGCACTAAAAGAAATAGTAGGTCAATTTGATAAAAAATATGAAATATCGAAGGAAAAACTTGCTAAAAAACTGAAAAATCAACTGGATTATTATGTAAGTATTATTGATAGTCGCATTGAAATTGAAAATAATAGAACATTTAAATACAATTATAAACAATACAATCTGGGAGTTAAAAACGATGAAACAGATAAGGATATCATTGTTTCCCCTTTTGCCAAACTAAGAGATAAGATATTAGGCCAACCCGATTTTGTCAAAAGACAAAATGATATTATTCGGTTTGCAATTAGATTTACAAGAGAAGCCAATAGAGAATTCACGAATAATGAAGAAGAAAATATACATTGGCGATATTGTATCCAGACAAACGCAAAATTATTACCTTCTTTTTTATATACATTAGCAGGATATTGGTGCGAAGATCCATCGAATTATTTGAAGAAGATGGAATTAATTATAAAGGATATTGGCGCACTAAGTGATGACGGAGATTCGTGGGTCGATAAAAATAGTGGTTACATTATACGTCCGATTGATTTTGATATAGACGAGGGATATGAAGAGGGATTTAAAATAAATTCACGTGAAATAATGGAAGCAGATATAGGCGACGCAATTTTAAGCGAAGCATCTAAACCCATCAAGTTTGTTACACCCGAAACACGCATTATATCAAATATTATTTCGGCGTTATCTGGATTTATGGGGATTCATATTGAAGATCAGAGAGAATTTATAATTCAACTGGTATCTTCTGCACTACCATCAGCATTACCATCTGAAAAAGACTATAAAACACAAATTGAAGAAATGGCGAAAAAAGGGCGCGCCTTGCCGACATATAAAGTAACATATAACGCAACCATTTTATATTTAACACTAGGAGCATATTTAATTGGTACACAAGTAAGTATTCCATCTATTAGAACCCGAAAAACATTCCCTGGATGTGTGCGTTCTTTTTCCGGATTTCCGTTTGAAGGTGTGGGGGACACGTCCGGTTTAAAATATTTGACGTGTGTCGCGTATAAGATACGCAGTGCGTCAGATCCTTGGTCGGTTCTAATGAAGTTAAAAGAACAAACTATTTTTGATAAAATAAAATCATTTATTGAAACATATTATTTGAATAATTCAGAAGTCACACGAAAATTCGAAGAAAAGTTAGAATATTTATTAACATCCCCAAATGAATATATACCGTCAGAACACGATTTGAGTAAATGGCTCAATTTTTTGCCTCCTCTAGTCCCCATTAAAATAAAACAACTTGAAAATATCAGCGAAGAATTTAAAAAAAATATATTACGAGATTTTAAATCCGCGTCAAGACATCAACGGGAGAAAATACTTATTATTGAATCGAAAATCATAATGTTCTCTCTTGGGATCCAGGAAAAGATTCAAAAAGTGGTGGATAAAAAGAAATTGTTACTTACAAACGCAGCAATGGAAGGATTTTTAGAAAACGCGTGCTGTAGCGAAAATAATAAGATGAGTACTATAAAATATTTTGAGAAAGAGGACAGTGATATTGAAATGTATAATAAAATAGTGAATGAGTTATCTCACATTATTGATGATATTAACGCAATTACCAAGGCGCCAATGTTATTTTGTCGTGAAAATACCAAAAATATATATCCACCATTAACTGATCAGTTTAACGAAGATACTATTTATCGTGCGTTTATTGTGTTTTGTAAATTTAATTCTATTATTCCGTTAGGTGAAGATTTATTGGCGATTTGTAGTGAAAAACCCGAATTTATAATATCATCGAGTGATTCAATTGCCGAACAAATACGAAAATTGAAGTTGGATGGGAAAAACTATAAAAATGAATCTTTATTAAGATTACTGCAAATAGTAAATCGACAAAATATAGTAAAAATAAATGTGGATGTTCAAACTACAACACAAGTTCAAAAACTTCGAAATGTGATAGAAAATATCCATAAGGACAATAATGATAATAATAGCAAAGACAAATCCAGAACCAAAGCAGGAGATGGACTCGGAGTCGGAGACAAAAACATAATTATCCCTCCAATATTATTAGAACATCTAGACACTATATTAGACACATTTGATTTGTCTGTTACGGAAGATATAATAGAAATGCGTGAATTTAAAAATTATTTAGATAGTAGTAACAAAGTAATGAAGAAAAATATAATTAGCTTTATAACACTAAACTGTTCTGATTACAGTAAACATAAAAAAAACATAGAGAATACCATAAATGGATTTATTAATTGGGAAGTAGACTCTAAATCCGAAATGGATGTAAGTATTTCCGACGATACAACATATAATTCTATTAATTTTGTAAAGAATTACATGCAAAATATGTTGAATATTTTCCCGGCGATTATTATGAATAAAGTGGATTATAAAAATATAAAAATGCCAAAGTATTGGGGTTTATCCACTTATCATGAAGGTAATATAAGAACATATATCAAGGATTATTATGAAAAGTTACGTGTGTTTTATGATAATAGTATTTTATATAATATTTTAACCACGGTCCAACAAAAATGTAAAAATTTAATTCTTTTAGCTGACGCAACACCATATCTTACCAAAATTACATATAAAGGGTCGAATACCCATTCTATTTTTGATAAACGAACAAGTATGTTATTATTCGAGAATTATTTGTTACAAGCCTTAACGGAATACACACTATTGGCTAACGATGATAAAATGGTTTCATTAGATGTTGATGATGTTGATGTAGATACAGCTGAACACAAAGGTAATAAAAAACAATTGCGGACGAAAACCGCTAATTTATTAGTTGCGTATTTGAATATTATGTCAGACCATAAAGATGTGGTTGATTTAACTTATGATAAAATAATGGATAATGTATTCAAATCAAAGGAACGTGAAAAGGACACGTTTACGGATAAATTGGAAGCGATGACTGATGAAGAACGCAATGTTGATACTATGCTCAAAATAAACAAATTAGGTGCGTGGGGGAAAGGGTTGCAAAAAGGATTGACTACGTATGTACCGGAATCATATGACGCAGACAGAGAATATATGGATAAAATGGGAGAATACGAAAAAAATCTCAAGAAAAATAAAAATATTACTGATAATAATATAGATCAATATTTGGATGATTTATTAGATGATGAAAACACTGCGAACGCAATTGATGCGGAAGAATATGATATGAGTCATTTTACTGAAGATTATATGGATGGAGATGACCACGGTCAAGAAGAGGAAAATTATAATGATTACGAATAGAAATTTCCATTCCATTTTTCCATTTTTTCCATTTTTTCCATTTTCCATTTTTCCGTTTTGTTTTTTTGCAAATTATTTATTATTATTGATAAAACATAAAAATAATTATACTTGTAAAATATAATATAAGTATAAAAAATGTATCGATCCTATATTTCAAAAAATCCAACACTTGTCTCTATTATTCTATTTATTGTTCTTTTTACGACAATACAAATAGGAAAACCCGGATTTTTATATAATATCGATGGAAGTATCCGTGAATTTGGAATTGGATATAGAAATAAAACCATTTTCCCGATATGGCTTCTATCGATTATTTTAGGCATATTGTGTTATTTATTTGTCATGTATTATTTGACACAACCCAGGTTTTTCTAGAAAAATAGCACACAATATCACACAATATTTCATAATAACATATGTTGTTATGAAATTTTGTATTTTTTTACATTTTTTATCCATTTATGGTGTAAATTTTAGACGTGGCTTTTTTAGTATTTTCATCTATTTGAGCTTGTTCCTTTTGAAATTTTTCTTGTCCCTCTTGTAAAGTAGATAAATCCTTGTTACAATCTGTTGACGCAATTTTATATTGAACGATTGATATCAATAATACAGCTGTATAAATATACCACAATGCTTCACCGATATTATCCCTTAATACTACAGTATTTAATAACTCTTGTTTTAATTCGTCCGGAACACTTGCGCGATATTTATCCTTCATTAATGGTATAAGCATTGTCCAATATTCTGTAAAATTGGAAGGAACTATTTGATTAATTAATATAGACATATTTCCACATAATTTTATAATTGCGTCTGCAGCACTCTTTAGACTTTGATTTTTTTCGGTGTTTCCTACCGTTGCGTCATCTATTGTTTTACTTATGTCAGTATTTTCCAATAATTCTGTTAAAATATTATTGGCTCTTCCGGAAACTGCAAAATATCCAATTACATTAGAAAACGCCGACTTAAATCCTGGAAAAATAAATAATATAGCCATCACTCCTCCAAAAATAAATATCCACGGAATAAATGTCATTAAGAAAGCCGAACCGATATTTTGACTAACACTACCACCACATTTAGTAGAAATAATACTTGCGTTTACGCCAAATTGTGACACAATTACTAATAGCAAATATATCAACATTCTTATATTATTCGCACTACTATACTGTAGATATTGTTCACTATCCTCAATAATAGATGTAGTAAGAGGCGCTTTTATGAATGAATAGTATAAAATAGTTATTATAACAAATATCAACAATGAAAGATAGGAACTATCCATATAGATATTGTGTATAAATTATTTTGATATAATAAAAGTAATTATTATAATATCAAAAGAAAGTGATATAATGGATTTCGACGATTTTACTAAACCCAGATTAATTGAACCTGGTGTCAAATATTTTCTGAATGAAACATTAAAACAATGTAGGGTTTTTAAAAGTAAATATCATAATCTTATTTGGAATATTTCATTGGCGTCTTTTTTTATCATACTTTTAGGAGCATTTTTGATTTATAAATATAAAGGCAAATTAACACCAGTAGAAAAAGATATGAAAAACCGTGAGAAACAACAATATATTTTATCAAAAATTAAAAATTATCAAGAAGCTAAACAGCGTGCTCAACAAGAATTAATTACTGGGCTCCCACATTGGGATACAGAATATGACGTTATTCATCGAAAAATAAATCTTTAATAATATATAGAATATAAATAGAATGGCTGATTTAGAACAAAAAAAAAATTTTATAGAAGGATTAAATACATATTATAAATTAAAAAGTAAATATGAAGCCAATTTTAATAAAGAAAAAAATAAAATTGCGAATATTGCGGGGTTAAGTTGGACAGAAAAACAAATTGAATTTCAAAAATTAAAGAAAAAATGTGTGAATTGTAACCGACCGGTTGGTTCGACCTTTTCTACTAGATTAGACAGACACGAAAAACATTTGATTGCGCTTTGCGGTGATCGAGCAAATCCGTGTCCACTTAATATCGATATTAATACAGGAATTACGTTTGACTTGAATGACATGCTTAATGAAGATGAATTAGCATTATCTACATTTAAAAAAGACATTATTATTGATAAAAACGATTTATTATTTGGATATATTACGTCGGATGAAGCTGTTAATAAATTTGATGAAATTAAGGAAAATGTTGCGTCTACGACAAATTTATATGAATATGCTCTTCAAAACTATAATAATATTGTGAATAATTCAGAGAAGAAAGAGGCTCTCAATAAACAAGAAATTGAATTATATGAAAATGTAAACACATTTAAATCTATTATAAAGGAATATAAACAAACAGAAAACACACAATTGGTAAATGATGCGGTTGATTTATATGTTCATACGATGATTCCTAAAATGAAAGATATAATGAAAAAGAAATACTCATATTCTGGTGTTGAATATAATGAGGATGATAATACATTTCATTTAATTCAAAAATTTGTTTCAATTAGTGATCTTGAGCTTGATGTAGGTGATGATGGTGAAACGGTTGTATCCTTGAAAATGGGATTAGATATTGGAGCTGCTGCTAGAAAAAAACCGGTTACTGAAAAGGCGATTACTTCGGCAATTCCTGGAATCAAAACAAATGCGTCACCCGCAACAAAAAAGGCGAAAGCTCCCGCAAAAAAACTAATGTTTGTAAATACTGAAACAGAGAGGGAAACTGGTAAGGAAAAGAAAGAAAAGGAAGAAGAAGAAGTGGAATCTGGTAATGAATCTAATTATAGTTCTGAGTCAGAATCAGATTCTGATAAAGAATGAAAAAAATAAAAATATTTTATTTTAGTATATTATTTTGTATTTTATTTTTGTATTTTATTTTAGTATGGTATAATATATAATGTTTCATAATTTTATTTCATTACCTGCATTCATTATCAGTTTTGCCATTGGGTTTTTATTTATTTATTTATGGGGACCCGATGTTAAGACTATCATTGCCTATCCTACTCCCGATAATTCTGGAAAAATTCAGTACCACGATCAAGCAGAGAATTGTTTTAAATATGAAGCAGTAGAAACAACGTGTCCATCAGATGAATCACTTATAAATACTATACCTATGCAAGAAAATAATATATCTACATAGTATATACACATACAAATGCATCTGGGTAGATTTCTTCATACAAAAGGTGGTAAAGTTCTAATGTCAGTCATTTTAGGATTTGGTCTTGCAACCTTTTTTAGAAAAGTATGTGAAGGGAAAAATTGTATTATATTTAAAGCACCACCATTAGATGAAATTAAAGATAAAATATATAAGCACGGTAATAAATGTTACACTTTCAAATCAACTTCAACAAAATGTGATGCTTCCAAAAGAAATGTGGAAATTGCGTAATAATTTATATTGAAACGTTCTTTAGATAATATAATATGTCAACAAGTATTACAGATTTACCGACTGATCCAGCAAATGGAGGAACTATAGGCGGTAATATTTCATTATCAACATCGGAAAACACACAAGGAAATACCAATGCTTCTCCATCGTCGCTTAGTTTAGATCAAACAACTATTAATCAAATAATTAATGGATTACAGCAAGCCGGATCATCTACAGCATTACCTTCTCGTGATATTCCAAGAAATGTTGAAACAATCACACACGATGAGCAGATTCAGCCTAATTTTATTCCAAAGGCATCATCGACTGATTATATTAAAGAAAATGAAGAAAATGATGATATTATTTATAATTATAATAAAAACGCGCAACAGGGTGATTCATTAGATCAATTGTATGAAGAAATCCAAATACCATTATTGATTTCGGTTATTTATTTTTTATTTCAATTGCCCATTTTTAGAAGTTATTTATTCCATTTTTTTCCTGTTCTTTTTATGAAAGATGGGAATATGGGGTTATATGGATATTTTTTCACAAGTTCACTTTTTGGATTATTGTATTATTTATTGTCAAAAATAACGACACATTTTAGTCGGTTCTAAAAAATAAGAATAAAAATTGAACTAGATATACACGTCATTATAATATAGTACACATAGAAAATGAAAGGTAAATATACTGAAAACAAAAAAGCTATTATGGCTTGGAGAGCAAATAATAAGGAAAAATATAAGGAATATCAAAAAGAATATCAACGGGAACTATATCATAAAAATAAAGACCAAAATAATCAAGCCAGACTTAAGAGATATTACTGGAACAAAATAGCTACCATTTTTAGAAATATTTTACTTGATTAAATAAAAACCCCACAAAATTTTACATTGAAAATAAAAACGTTCAATGTAAAATATAAAAATCTAACAGAATCTCATCACACGTTATAAAAATGATTCAAAAATATATACATAATCTTATTGATAATCTACCAGACAATATAAAAAACACGTCAACTCCACAAAAAATAAATATTATTCTATCGGGAGGAGCATTTAACGGTTCCTATTTAATCGGTGCCCTTCATTTTTTAAAAGAAATGGAACAGCGAAAATATGTAAAGGTTGATAAAATATCCGCGTGTAGTATCGGGTCGGTATGTGCGTTATTATATCATATAAATGCCTTGGATTTAATGACAGAATTGTATGAAATACTGTTACATCATCTAAAACATTCACATAATTTGAATGCGTTTGATTCTGTATTTGGAAAATTAAGACCACTATTACCTACAAATATTTGTGAAACAATGACAAATCGCGTGTATATATCGTATTATAATGTAAAAAATGGGAAAAAAATAATAAAAAGTAAATATCGAAATATAGATGACATATTTGAAACAATACAGCGCTCTTGTTTTATTCCAATGATAACAAACGGTGAAATCCTAGACAAAAATAAATATATGGATGGAATCACTCCATATATATTTCCGTATGTTCAAAATAAAAAATGCTTATATTTAGACTTATTTGGTAGTGATAAAATAAAATATATTTATTCTGTTACCAATGAAAAAACGAATTTTCATCGTATTTTATCTGGATTATTAGATATTCATTTATTTTTTATCAAACAGACGAATACACAAATATGTAGTTATGTGGAAGACTGGTCGTATTCACATATGTTTTATAATAAATTAAAAACGCATATTTTTGAATATATTATATATCGTATCGCACGAATATACTATCTTGTAAAAAAATATTTATCTGGATATATGCTGCGTAGTTGTATAAATGAATCTATTATTTTTAAAATAATATCAAATATAATATCAAAACTTTTTAAAGATGTATATGTACTATTATTAGAAAAATATTGTTTCTAATGTATTGAGATATTACTAACAAATTTTTCTCTCTTCGTAATTTATGAGTTATCCACCGACAACAGATAAACTTGATCCAAAAAATATAAACAACGAACCAAATAATTCCGTTGTTGTCCCCAAAAATCCGTCAGATAATGTTACAGATAAAAGTTGGACTGTTACAAATACAAATACTTTATTGAAATGGATATCCATTGGTTCACATTACATAAAAGTATTAGAGAAAAATATCGCGGATAATCGTTTGGTTATTCGATTAAATACTATTCAGTCTATTGCGCTGACAACTGCAACTGGGTCTATTGGTGTATCTCAAATAAGCTCCATATTTTCAGCACAGACGCAAATGGTGTTAACATTAATATTTACAGTAATGTCGTTTTTCTTGACTCTTTCTACTGGTGTTATCAAAGTTCTGCTTATTCAAGAAAATTTAGAAAAATATATTCAAGTAAAACAAGAATGGACGTCTTTTATTACCAATATTTCTACAGAACTGCAATTACCTAGGAGTGAAAGACAAGACGCGATAAAACTAATACGAGACAATAAAATGATGTATTTGTCGTTGTTGAATAAAGATATTGAATTGAATTATATGTCAGAAATTATAGCAAGAAAACGAATAGAAGAGGAAATAAATATTAGTAAATTAGATCTAGATGAAGAATGTAAAAATAATGTTTTGAAAAAAACCGGTAAAAATGATTTTCTAATTGATTTAGATTTTACTAAAAAAACAGCACTTCATAATGATTACTCCAAAATGATGAATAGTGTAGGTATTTCAATATCTGATATTACAAATCACATAGTGAAAACAGAGCTTCAAGCAATTGTAGAATTTGATTTGGAAGCACAGTACAGACAAGTAAAAAAAAAGGAAACACAAATCGCAAAAGAAAAATTCACAATGGAACTTCAAAATAAAGTAAAGGATATGGACACGAAACGTTCCTCAAATATGCTTATGATAACACAATCACAATCACAATCACAATCAAAACCTACACCTTTACGAGGATTAACTCGCGACATATCAAATACGGTCGAAAATAGAATGATGGGTGAAAATAGAATGATAGTTGAAAACAATGAACATTCGGAAACTATAGACACTGATAGTGCTGAAAACGATAAAGAGTCAACTGGGTTTTTTAGAAATTTGTTTAGAGTATAGGAGACTTACACAAATAAACCTCCTCTTCCTCTTTCTTTCCCTTTTATACCTTTTGTACCTTTTGTAAATTTTTTACCAAAGATACGTTTCATCATTTTATTTTTTTTTGTTTTGTTATTTGACGATGTTTTGCTATTTGATGATGGTTTCTTAACGGAATAAGTTTTCTTATTTGTGTTGTCTTTATTATCCGTGTTGCGTTTTTTATCCTTCTTCTGTATTGGTTTATTTTCCACATTCATTTTATCACTTGGTCTGTATCTTAAAAACCATTCTTCGAATTCTGGGTCATCCCTCTTCCCCTTTAATTCTTTATGTTTTTCGGATTTTTCGGCACGCATTTCTTCCACCGTTTCTTGATGTCCGTAACAATTAATACTAAAACGCTTTAATAACCCGGATTGTTTTAAACGATTTTCTTGTTGAACATCAAATAAAAACTGTGACATGCAAATAATTCTATCTGTGTTAAAATAGTCTCTCCCTGAATATAAAAACGCCAAATAAAAACTCAACATAGTATCAATTGTAGCTATTTTTAATGGATGTCCATCAATATTAATTATATTATAACTGTGACACGCGATGGGTTTATAAATGAACGCAATAGTATCTTTCCCAACTAGTATTTGATAATGAGGCGCAATAATATCTCCAATGGCTTGTCTTTCAACAATCTTTATATTTTTAAAACCATCATCTTCTAGTCGTTCTTTTAAAATGTTCGCAGTTTTATCAGGTTCTTCCGACAATACATCAAAATCAGGAACACTTTCTAATTGTTTTCTTAATTTTTTTGGCATATATTGTGAATATAACGAGATTGCATAACTCCCGAAAAAAACGACACCTTGTTGTATAAATGAATCCCTCACGGTTTTATATATTTTCTCTTGGTCATTTTTTGCAACCAAATCTCTTTGAAAATCCATGTCACTACAATGTTCTCCTTTTAAAGGATAATTTTTATTCAGTAAAGTCAAACGCTTTAATACCTTTTCCCATCGCCCAACATCACCAGCAGGTCTGGATAGTTCTAAATACATTGACATTCTAAGAAAATTGGGAGGCGCGTATAAAATACCATTAACCTTAATGCTGTCATTTTTAAGGGCGTTATAAATATCTTTGTGGACGTATGTTATATCAGCCATACCCAAAAAATTAACAAACACTTTATATGTACCGTGGTGTTGTCCTGATTTGGCTTCCACTTCAAGAAATCCCTCCTTCACATAAATATCGGCTAATTCCTTTGCGTCTCCCAATGCGTCTGTACTAAAAAAATCGTAATCAGATAATTCGACATCTTTATTGTAAAATTGGTCTGCTTTTGGTAGTATATTATTTATCGCGGTTCCGCCATATACGATGAGTTTTTTATGTCTGATAAAATTCTCTACAATTTCAATCATTCGTTTAATTTCGGGTGAATTTACAGAAGCTTTTCCAATTTTTTCTTCTGCCTTGTCCACGACTGTTCGTAAAATAGCTAATTCACAATCTTGAAATGATAAACCTTTATCACATACTTTGTTTTTCATATTATTTTGTCTGTATATTATCTGTATATAATATTATATTTTCTAAAAAATAATATTATTGTGAATGAAATCATATTTTCTAAATTTTGAAACTATAATAATCCGCTTTCACTTCTCTTGTCTGGAACGAAAGAGCAGGATTTTGTTTAGTAGCTTCAGGAATAATGACAGGTATATATCGCAATCTTTCCGGTTTTAAACAAAACGCATACCCAGATTTGTCAAAAAAAGAATCATTTTCCTGAATATTTACGTCATTTAATTGATATCTCATTGCGGTCATTTGAACCCCTGTCTCTCTGCAAACAATACCACTAGGATTTGCAGGATTAGATGAGTCATTATCTGGCATTGCAATAGTCATATTTTGTTTATTAAAATCTTGAAGTTCAACAATATCCGGTGTATTTTTTACACTATAATATGTTAATGCGCGCATAAAAATAGAATTACTCGTTATATTCACATATTCATAAAATTCCTTGTTTTCCATAAAACTGTTGTTTGATTTTTCGACAATAACAATTATTTTTTTTTGTAAATCTATTAGTTTTAGATTCCCCATATTTTTACCATTATGTTCATAACTTGTAGTCGGTCCAAGAAACAACGAGTCATATTGTATAAAAATATCTGCTAAATTTTTGTACATTTCCGGGTTGGTAGATTTAAATCTGAAATGAAGTATAATAGGGTCCAACGGATTGGGTGCTGTGCTTCCTGAAAACGCGTAATTAGCAATAATATTCATTGCTTCTGACACGGGAACATAGTTGTATGTCTCTTTAACAAAATTGCTTTTTACACTACTTGTTGCAATAACTGGTTGATTATTCACTGAATATATTTCGAAATCCAATCCTCTAACACCCTGTTTCAAAATATCTTTAAGAGCACACGTTGCAACAAAATCATTTTTGTATGTACCAGCACTGCAGCAATTATATGCTGTTTTGATATAATAATCTCTAAATAAATAATTGCAGTTAGGGTCATTTTTATTTAAAGATGTGATGCTTCCATTTATTTTAGAGTAAAGTTTATCTATTGCTGAACAATTTGTTGTGTGTAAGTTCGACATACGCCATAAATATATTGTGGCAAAAATTACAATAAGTATGATAAATGCTAATATTATATTTGCTGCCGTATCTTCCTTAAGTGCCATTATTTTATTCAATGTATTTTCTATTGCGTTTGATGATTTTGGATTTACTTGCATATTGTCTATATCTTATATTATAGTATAAATATATAATTAAAAATATAAATTTATATATTTAATTGTATTTTTAGACAAAACAAAACAAACAAAACAAAACATAATGTCCAAAAATGTAAAAGGGTATAAATATATATTATTTGTATAGTATAACTAAAAATGGCCGGCGGTTTATTACAACTTGTCTCACAAAGTCAACAAAATATCATTTTAACAGGAACACCACAAAAAACATTTTGGAAATCTACATGGATGCGTTATACTAATTTTGCACTTCAAAAATTCCGGTTAGATTTTGAGGGAGCACGCACATTACGGTTATCCGAAGAATCTATATTCACATTTAAAGTAAAAAGATATGCGGATTTATTGAATGATTGCTATCTCAGTGTAGAACTCCCAAATATTTGGTCACCTATTATGCCACCAAATACAGACCAAGAATCCGAAGCTACAAATTCGGGTGTATGGGCACCATATGAATTTCGCTGGATTGAAAATATCGGCGCTCAAATCATTTCAAACATTACAATTACTTGCGGAAATCAAACACTACAAGAATTTTCGGGTGCATATTTGCTCGCAATGGTTCAGCGCGATTTTTCAGCTGAAAAAAAGGCACTATTCGACAGGATGACTGGAAATGTCCCGGAATTAAACGATCCAGGTAATTCAGGTACTCGTGTAAACGCATATCCAAATGCGTATTATACAGACGATCCTGCTGGAGCTGAGCCTTCCATACGCGCCAGAACATTGTATATCCCATTGAACGCGTGGTTCAATATGAAAAGTCAAATGGCGTTTCCTTTAACAGCACTTCAATATAATGAGCTGCAGATAAATGTAACACTGCGTCCTATACAAGAACTATTTCAAATTCGTGATGTTATGGACACTGCGAATAGTTATCCATATATTGCGCCAAATTTCAATCAATATTACATGCAATTTTACCGATTTTTACAAACACCACCTGATGTTGAATTGGGAGTCGGATCTTATGTAGATACAAGAACGTTGTGGAATTCAGATGTGCATTTAAACTGTACATATTGTTTTCTATCTAACGACGAGTCTAGAGTATTTGCACTTCAAGAACAGAAATATTTATTCAAACAAGTTCGAGAAAATATTTTTTATAATGTGACTGGTTCAAACAAAGTTCAATTAGATTCAGTTGGGATGATATCCAATTATACGTTTTACATGCAGCGAAGTGACGCAAATTTAAGAAATGAGTGGAGTAATTACACAAACTGGCCATATAGATATTTACCTATTGATATTACACAGGCATTATCTACCGGAACTTTTGAAATTGTAAGAACGAATCCAGATGGCTCTACTATAGTAGTTGATATTGGACCAGGTGTCAACGCAAATGGTAAATCAACCGGATACTATATTACTGGAAATTATAATTTTGAAAATGAAAAAAACATATTATTGAATATGGCAATTTTATTGGACGGCGCATATAGAGAAAATTCTCAACCAAGTGGTGTCTATAACTACATTGAAAAATATATTCGCACTTCAGGGAACGCACCAGATGGATTATATTGTTACAATTTTGGACTGCATACATCACCGTTTGATTTACAACCGTCTGGCGCAATTAACATGAGTATGTTTTCAAACATTGAACTGGAATTAAATACGATAGTCCCTCCATTAGATCCTCAAGCACAATCTTTGGCGATTTGTGATCCACAATCAGGCAATATAATCGGTATTAACAAGCCGACATGGAGAATTTATGATTATAATTACAATTTGAGATTCTTTGAAGAGAGAATAAATATGGTTACTTTTGTGGGGGGTAATTGTGGGTTGATGTATGCTACTTAGATGGGTGAAGGGATATAATTTATAAAATAGCTTAAAGAAACTCGGTATGTAAGTGTCTTTAAGTAGGAAAATCAATAATATATATAAAAGGAAAAAAGTGGTGTTTTCCAAAAGTCGTTTGGTTTTTCCTTTTTGGACAAAAATAAATGTCCAAAAATGGCTTATACGAATTAACTCCCCGAAAAAGGGTGTTTTTTTTGGCTTATGTAGACAAAAGTGAAAATCGCCAAATAATTTGGCTGCATAATAAAAAAATTCAAATTTTAAAAAAAATAAAAAAAATAAAAAAAAAGGTTTAGAAACTTTTCTTGTCACAATATATAAGTGACGATGGTGACAGAAAGTTGCGATATAAATCATACGATTTTTAGATGTGAAACTTGTGACTATAATACAAGCAAGAAGAGTAGTTATAACAAACATTTATTGACATCTAAACATAAAATAGCAACAAATGGTGACAGTTCAGTGACTCAAAGTAGCGATTATACATGTGCAATATGTTCAAAGAAATATATGTCTAGAAATGGATTATGGTGTCATAAAAAAAAATGTAAGAATGAAGAAAAAAATGAAGAAGAAGAAAATAAAAATAATGACGAATTACACAATAATAGTAATTTTATATTAGAAATCTTGAAGCAGAATCAGGAATTCAAAGAACTTATTTTAGAAAAACCAGTACCAGCTGATACAAACGATTCATTAATAATAGAATTATTAAAGCAAAATCAAGATTTCAAAAATCTTATGATTGAACAAAATAAATACATGATGGAGCAATCCAAACAAATGATGGAATTAGCAAAAAACGCCGGGAATCATAACAATAATACTACTAATAATACTACCAACAAATTCAACATGCAAATCTTTTTGAACGAAACATGCAAAGACGCTATGAGTATAACTGAATTTGTGAATTCTCTCGTTCTAACCTTTAAAGATTTGGAAGATTTAGGTCGTTATGGATATACACAAGGAATAACCAATATATTTACTAGAGGATTGCAAGCGACAGAAATTTCAAAACGTCCGATTCATTGTAGCGACATAAAAAGACTGATCATTTATATTAATGATGTAAATGGGTGGGAAAAGGATAATAGTTCACAAGAAAAAGTAATCCAACTAATAAAGAAAATCGCTGGGAAAAATCTGAGACAAGCTACCGAGTGGATGAGAATAAATCATTCAATGATACACGGACCAGATTCATACGAACAACGCCAATACTTGAAAATGATATCGCAATGGTTTGGAGGTACCGATGAAGAGAATGTGAAAATCTATAACAAAATCATCCGAAATATCGCACCGCAATGCTATATTGATAAATATCCAGCGTTGAAATAAATTATTGATTTTTTTAAGTAGGAAAATCAATAATAAAAATATACAACCCAAAATCCTACAAATATTCATTCGCAGCAGGTGGTCCATCATACATAAACTCACCAGATAAGGTATGTCGTTTTGGATAATTTTTTATATACACCTGTTGTCCAGGATTATATCGTTTATCAAACAACTTACTACCAAGATCAAATGAGTTTTTCCACGTATTGTCACCTTTAAAATATTCAGGTGGATTTTGATTTTGATCTGGTTTTTTTACATAACCAGGTTCATTTTCTATCGGCATTGCTTGTGTACCAATATCAGTCGTTAATGTCGAAAATGTGGGTGAAATTGCAGTAGTCAATTTTCCCGCTTCATTTAAACCAGAAATTTTTACTGTGGGTGCCAATGGTATTGTTTGAATTTGGGGTTTACACCCATAACAGTCTAAATCGGATAAACATTGTCCACCCGTTTTTGAGCAACGATTGTTTGGTCCGCACATATTTTTACAACTATATGAAGTATTAATGGGGACATTTACATTATGATTTGTAGCGGAATTAGTATCAAACTGTTCAATAATATATTTATTTGTAGTTAAATAATGAAGCCATTTTAATATTCCTATCAATAAAATAAATGTAATAAATGCAACAACATATATAGTTATTTGAGATGACATCATATATAAATTATAGCAAGAAAAAAATGTTAAATATGTGTTAAAAACCATTTAGGAAAATAAGAAAATAGGAAAATAGGAAAATATCATTTCTTATGTAAAATAAAATTGTAAAAATTTTATATCCTTTAATAATAGTATCAATCAATGTCCACAATAGATGAAAAAAAAAATAAATCAAATAACGGTTCTAAGTTACAGATTGCTGATTTTTTCAAGTCATTGTTTGGACAACTATTTATATTAGGTATCATTATTCTAGTAGGTTCATTTATATTATTTAATTGTAAAGTTGCCCAAACAAATCTACTACCAACGTGTTTGACCCTTTTTCCCTACACAGATGTAGTCCCACCAATTAATCCAATTGTAGCCGACATTAATATTGTAAAAACATCAAACGCGGAATTTTCTACTAAATTATCATTTTCACCTGAAGAAAATATGAAATCAATGAATGCGGGTATTTTAGGGTCATTAAAAAATATGATTGATGGGCCAAACTCATCTGTATATAAATTATATATAGCAACAACTCTTCAAGAATTAATTGCGACTAATTTTACCATTATTAATTCATATTATAATTTATTAAATTCATATTTATCTGAATCACTTATTATTTTTGTAGCACCACTTTTTTCGTGGTTATTATACTTGTTCATCGTGGTGGTAAATAATTTTTACATGTGGATTTTATGGTTCAAGAATATTTCTTTATTATTTAGTGAAAAAACGGGAACATCAGAAAAGACTACGTGGAAAGCAGGTAATATGTGGACTGCTGGTAATATATTAATGTCATTATTAACAATATATATCCTTGTTATACTATTTTTTATACTGGGTATATGGTTAATAATACCATTAACCGTCGGAATTATTTCCATATATTGTTTATTTTACCCCATTGGGTTTAGTGCTAAAAACGCAACAACGGGAAAACCGTATGGAGTAATGAGCACTTTATTAAACATATTAAAATATAAATTAAGTATTATAATGTATATCACATCATTATTTGTCATCTTAAATGCGTCAGCAACATTCGGTGGATATTTAGCGTTTGTTGCGTTGATCGCGTGTTTATTATTATATTTCTTTTCAGATATTTACATGTCTTATTTTCCAAAGGCGGTTGATCATGCAACTTCTGGTCTAGGAGATTTTTTACAAGCGGCTAAAACGTGTATTCCGGTCGCAGTAGAAAATGAACCAGAACACTTATCATTATTTGGGAAATTAAGAAGAGTTATTTTCGGGGCGTAAGGGGGGACAACCGATGTATAATAAGTTTTCTCAAAAAAAGTAAAACGTTCAAATATAATATAAACAATATTTATTATCTATATATAATTATGTCTAATAAAAGTAGTGGAAAAGACGCATTGCTACCATTTGTAAGTATATGCACACCAACATTTAATAGACGTCCATTTTATCCAGCCATTATTAGATGTTTCGAAAGTCAAACATATCCGAAAGATAGAATAGAATGGATTATCATTGATGATGGTACGGATAAAATAGAAGATTTGGTTGCACATATACCACAAGTAAAATATTTCAAATACAACGAAAAGATGGTTTTAGGTAAAAAACGAAATATTATGCACGATAAATCAAAAGGGGATTTTATTGTTTACATGGATGACGACGATTTTTATCCACCAGACCGAGTTTCTCACGCGGTAGAAACTCTTCAAAAAAATCCTAAGGCGCTATGTGCCGGTTCAAGTGAAATGTATATATATTTCAAACATATTCATAAAATGTATCAATTTGGTCCATATGGTCCGAATCACGCTACGGCTGGTACATTTGCGTTTCGCAAAGAATTGCTACAGCAAACTAGATATGAAGAGGGAGCCGCATTAGCCGAAGAAAAACATTTTTTGAAAAACTATACAATTCCGTTTGTGCAATTAGATCCAATGAAAACAATATTGGTATTTTCACACGTGCAAAATACTTTTGACAAAAAAACATTATTAAATGGTGCGCCAAATAAAATGGTAAAAGAAACAACAAAAACAGTAGATGATTTTTTAAAAGATGATGTTGAAATTAAACATTTTTTTATGGAAAAAATAGACGAAGCCTTGTCCAATTATTCCCCTGGAAATGTAGAGAATAAACCAGATGTATTAAAACAAATGGCCGAAATGACTAAAAAACGAGAGCAGGATCAAGTAGAATATAACAAAAAATATAAGGAAATAATGGATAATGACCCAGTCCAAACGGTTGCAGCATACCAACAAGCATTATCAGAACAAAATGTAAAACATCAAATTTTGGTAACTAGTAATAATCAATTGAGAGAAAAAGTGACCTATTTGGAAGGTAAAATAGCAGAATTGATTCAGAAACAGATTAGTGATAAAAAACTCCAAACAACACAAGTAGTACCACCGACACCACCAAAACAAAATAAAAAGAAATAAAAAAAGTAAAAACGTAAAAAATAATACATTTTAGTCTATCATTTAGTCTAAAATATATTCTATGTTCTATGTTCAATATTCATTATTCATCTATATCACTTTTTTCATCTACAATATCCTCTATATCCGCCGCGTTTTCTTTCGTATATTTATCAATATATCTATAAATTCGATTTACATCCAACTTGGTAATTTCATAATTTTCAAAAAGCAACGTCATTTCAGTCTCATCATATTTATTTCGAATATCTAAAAAAAACGAAAAAATATCTTTTTTATCCATGCCAAGTTGTTGACATAAATCTTGAATAAACAGCGAATTATTATATTCCGTTGAATATTTGGTTAGAACCTTTGTAAATCTGACCTCCAGTGGATTATATTTCGGCTTCTTTTTAAAAGAATCGTGATATAATTTATTGTTTTTAAATGTTTTTATGAGAGAACTCATCTCATTAAACTGCCAAATTTGTTTTTGAAAAGTAATACGATCGATATAATCCGCTAAACACATATTATTCAATAAATTTATATAGAACGGAATAGACACATTTTTTTTCATTTTTCCTATCACATCAATAATATTTTCGTGCCATAATAACCCGACGATTGTTCTGTCCGTTTCATTCATAATTGTCAAATGATCATTTATAGAATAGGGTGTATTAATAAGTTTTTGCGTTATCTTCTTAGTATCATCATTGTATGATTTTACGTGAAAAATATTTTGTATTATTTCATTTTTTAACACACTTTGCTTATTTTGATAAATGTTGTATATTGTTTTCAATTTTCGTAAATCATTTTGAACAAATGTAACTATACTTTGATTTAATGATTCTTCTATTATATTTGGCATTAATGTGGTAATTAGATTTTTAACTTGGGGTAAAGTCGGTGTTTTTAATTCTATCGTATGACACACCTTCATTAATTCTTTGATTTTTTTATCAAGATGATAGTTGCCAATACATATAATCGGATTCATGGTATTCTCCTCTAATTTTTGTTTTTTTGTTTTTTTGGGGCGTATTAATTTAATAAGAGAATTGATCCCACCTTTGTCTCCATTATTCATCCCATCTATTTCATCCATTACTATTGCAATTTTTTTAACCTTTTTATGAAACATACTCATTATATTTTTGTCTGACATATTATGCTTTGTGATTGTATCTATTATAGACTTATTTCTTATATCCCCAGCGTCATACTGTATAATATCGTAGTCTAATTCCTTCAAAATATTCATTACAAACATTGTTTTGCCTGAGCCTGGTTCACCATATATGTAAATTCCCTTTTTCAGTAAATTATTATGTTTATTTAATTCAAAATTTGTTAATACTTCTTTTATTTTTAACACAGCATCTTCTCTATTTAGGATATTATTCATGTCTATTTGATGCATATTTCCGTATTCT